ACCCCTGTCCTTGTCACGCCATCTCATAGTATTAAGGGCTTCAGCTTCAAGGTCTGTCAGGACAGCAACTTGATGGGTCGAATCAACCCTTCCCCTGCCTTCTCCTTTTGGTAACTTATTACCTTTTTTACTCCCCACTATTGCGTAACTTTTTATTTTAGTCTCAGGGTCTTTCTCCCCAGAACCACCAAGTGCTTCCAGAAGCCTTCCTTCTCTTGGATTGATATGTGCAACCTCATGTCCGGGTGGCCCTGCCTTGTTAATGGCTTCAACAGTAGACTCATTAAAGGTAACAACTTCAGGCTTTTCTTTTGGCAACAGTTGTCCGGGGCCGCCTTTCCCCTTTCCTTTACCTTTTGAGGATTTTGCAGCTTTATTTGGAGCAATTGCCCCTGTTTTTTTCCCTACTTTCCTATATGCCATAGTTATCCTACAACGCTCCCACTACCTTTTCCTTGTTCCCAAAGTTGAATCCTGTCACGGATTTTCCTGCGGTTTTCAATTTCTTCACGCTTGGCAAGACCTTCTGTTATGTTGCCAAATACATCCAGAAGCTGATCGTATTTTTGTGGTTGATTTAAAATACCTGCTTGTGACTGTGCCAGTGATGCCGCAAGTTGCGGATTTGCATTCATCTGGTTCAACTGTGTCAAATCTTTTTTTGCTGCATTGACTGCTGCCTGTGATTTGTCTGCGGCCTCAATTGCACCACTTGCCAACTCACTTTTTTGGAAACCCAAGTCCTGTGCGGCCTTTGCCTTTTTATCAACCTCCGTTGAACTACCAAATCTACCACCTCTTGCAAGTGCAAATTTTAAATCTCTTAGACCTTTCTTATACTGGTCTTCCAGTTGTGGTTCATAATAATCCAGATATGCATCCTGACTTTTATCATAAAAATCTTGGTCATATTGTTCAAAAACTTTTTCAATTTCCTTGAGTCCTGCATCAACCTTCAGTTGCCTTCTTGCTTCTGCTTCTGCCGCAGATTCATATTCAGGTGTATCTGAACCTCCTCCACCTCCTCCAGTTAAGATGTTCCATATATCTGTAATTATTGGAATTGCCATTTTATCCTGCCTCGTTTAATGAATAGTGTACTGCCAAAGTACCGAGCTTGGCAGCTCCTTCTTGTGTGTTTTCCAGCTTTAGGGCTAGATGCGTAGATGTTGTTGAAAGTCCTATCCTGCCAAGTCCATAAGTCACTTTGTTTATCGTGGCCGCCAATTCGTTGGATTCAATATCTGTTGGATCACCAGCAATTTTAATTGACCATGTTGAGGAACAAACCAAATCGATACCAGACCACATTTTGGTGGTTGCAGGAGTTTGTGCATCAAGGAATGGAAGTTGTACTGTGACTGTGCAATCATCGTATTCATTATCGTTCAGTCCACCCAGCGAATAAACCTTATCTCCAGATCGGCAGAGGACTTGCCTTCCGTCAAATGCCCATGATTCAATCACAAAAGAATCTCCGTTACTATCAGTTGTCTCATATACTGACCATGCTGAAACCTTGCTACTGGGAAAATAACTAAAAACGTAAACTTTTGAACCCAATGCCAACAAGTATCTTCCAGACCGGGGGTCTAAAATTCCACACGCATCCCTTCCATCCGTAGGATCATCCTGTACTGCGGCCATAATAATATCATCGAGTGGATTGCCTATATCACCAATATATGCTGCATTGGAACTATCCCTAGATTTTAATGAGCGTATGCCGGAGCGTGACAGATAGAAAACATCTGCATCTCCAATTGCAATAACGCTTTTTGATGCAATTGTTCCAGTGTTATTCAGCACCTGGACAAGTTGTATTACATTTGGATCAGGATCATAAAACCAGATTTGGATACAGTCCTGTGCCAAGATTGCCATATTCTCAAAATAGGTACTCATTGCCATCAACTCCTCAGAATTTCTGGCATGGTTAGATAACGTCTGGAATCCTGCTCCAGAGCTTGTGTTTATGGAGGAAGTCCAATCTGTTGGATCACCAACTCCACACCATCTCCATGTTGATTCCTCTAAGCTATGGATTGCATACTTATTACTCATTACATAGGAACCAGCCTGTTGTCCAGTACCAACAGTTGCACCACCTGATGTTGTTGCTGAAGGTGTAGTTGTTAACAAATCCCCGGTTTTTGTTTCAACATGGGTCTGAGAGTTATAATAGTTGTTTACTGCTGCTCCTTGTGTTTCTGCAATTATCGTAACTTCTGCAGCATTTGCTACTGCTTCCCATTCTGGTGATGTTGCAGTCGAATTTATTTCATCTGCAATCTTTTGTGCAGTGTAAGAATGAGAAGTTTCCCAGAGGACAGGATCACGAATAATTGATATGCCATCCATTGTCAAATCTGTAAGTGCATTGTCAATACCTCCAGCCAAGGGTGATGTTCCATTGGCTATCCCAAAATCGCCCTCTACCCCGGAGGTTATTGCCTTCCCATTTGCTGTCGTTCCCTTATCTGCTGCCGTGATAGTTACTGTTGCAGTGGATGCAGTTGCAGTATAATTTGGCACTGATGTTTTTGCAGTGATTGCATTTGCAATTGCAGTTGCAGTTGTATTATTATTTCCTGTATGGGCAATTGGGCCGTCAAGAATATCCACATTATCAATTCTCAGGAAAAGAAGATTGTTCCCTGTATACACTGTTCCTGCATTAACCACAACTGTCCCTGCTGCCGCAGTTCCTGTAGTGGCAGTTGGTTGTCCTCCTGTGACTGAAAATGAAGCTCTTGCACGACCATCATACTGCTCGATTATCCTGTTCATGGCAATGCCACTTTGCCAATAGTGTGTTCCAGTACCTGCGTTTGTGTAGGTAACTTCGCTACCACTTTCAGAGGTTGACACAAAGAAGGTGTTAGTTGCTGGAGTCCCTACAACATAATAATCTGTAGCTAAAGCTAAACCTGTAGGTAGCGTATCTGTAGTGGTAAATCTAATAACATCGTCTTCATCCAAGTTATGGTTTGTGCTAGTTATCTGTAAATCTCCACCAGAGTCAGCTACTGATACAATAGTTGTTTTTGGCTGATCACCACCGGGATCATCGTGATCCCCCCAGTAATGATTGATACGTCCATCCTCAAATTCTACTGCCGCATAGGGTTTGCCATCAAAAAAATCCACGCTCAAAACTTTAGCCATGTCTTCTTCACCAGCATTGCCCTTGTAGCGGCTTTCCATTTTAATAACCGACAACTCTTCGGGTTGCCCTGTCATAGAGGGTCTTCCTGTGTGGCAGTCTGCAAACACATAGACACGCCCACCTCCTGCTGCCAATCCATGAGTGTTTGCCGGAAGGGTAGTCCAGAGCTTGAATGCTCTTCGCTTCTCAATCTCACCACCCCTTGTAATATGGGCATTTGTCAGTCCAGCAACTCCATCATCATTAAGACCATAGAGGGAACCCGGTACAGAAGTTACTGAGGTTCTGCGAGTGTCAATGCCAGATTTAAAATCTTCTACAAGAACATATGGCATCAGCTCACCTTATGAACGTGCATTGGCAAATCCACAACTACATCTTCTCCAAGGACTAAAGGTTCACTCTTGGATAATCTTGCTCGTAGTCTCTGGTAATGAACATTTGCCTGTTGCTGTTTCAGTTGTGCATCAGGACTTTTCTGGCGAGTTAATAATTCTGCAGCAGCAAAAAGGACAAGCAGTTGATCATCCAAATCTGCTGTATCTGACAGGGAAACAAAGGTACTGAGATTGCCTGTGCCTTCTAACCTAAAGAGGCCATCACCTGTTGTTGTGTTTGCATTTTCACTTGGAATGGGCCAGACTTCTACCTGTGCTGTTCCGTATGCTTCATATTTCCGAATGGGCCATGATCTTGAGCCTGTGTCTGAGTCATGGATTGTGTAGTCATGTGCAGAGATTCCATAAAAAATCTTCTGCCAAGATGAACCATTTTTGAATATGGCTCTTTCCACACGTTCAAGAGTTATTCCAGAGGGAATATCATAATAATGCTGCCCTGCCTGTAATTCTATATCTTTTTTCACTTGTAAAAAAGGCCATGCAAAATCTTCCCAGAGTCTACGCTGCACCCTGTTTAAAAGATTGGTCATCATCTCTTGGGTTGCCTTTCCAAGAGCAGATGAAATTGCGTGGCCGCTTTCGCTCCTCAGATCATTCAGCAGGACTTGAAGAGTTGTGTTCCTTGCCATTTGTTTCCTTCTTTGCGTTTATTGGAGGCCCACCATCCAAAAATTGATTCTCTGATATTTTCAGGGATTTTACATCAAATGGTAATTCTCCGTATGCACCGAATATTTCAGTAAATTTTTCTTTATATATATGGACGAGTCTCTCACGTTCAGAGTCTGTTGACATTTTCTCCTTGCCAGTTAAAACGATGCGATCAATCGCACCAGTTCCATGAAGATGCCGTAGGACTGCAAGCTCTGGAACCGAAATTCCGTTTTTAACTACTGTATGTCCTGTGTCACCGCCAATTGCCACATTTGCTCGATAAACATTTTCCATTGTTTTATTCCTATTAAGGTTAGGCAACCCCGAAAGGTTGCCTAGTTTAAGTCAGGATTTACGATATTTCGTAAACACCATGACAGTTAAGTTGACTTGCACACAACACCGAAGTTGTAGTTATCGCTCGATAAATACTGTAGTAGTCGTGTGGACGAGTTGGAGAGTGCCGCTTCATTTTCTCACCATCCATATACATAATGTATAGTTTGGATGGATCAATAATGTAGCATCTCTTGTCACCATCTTTCCCGGTCAGGTTAATATCATCAAGAGTGGGGTCATACTGGAATTGGATTCCCTGATAGTACACCTCACCCATACTGATGTCTTGTTTCCCTGTCCAGCCAGTTTGAGTAAAGTTACCCTTACTCTTCAACTCAGTTGTCAGGCGATCCAAGAAACCACTTCCGCATACAGCAAGTGAAGGTTTCCCTCCATAACGTCTTAATTGACGTATTTCCTTGTGCATTAGGTCAATTAACTCCTGACCACCAGAACTTGTTGAAATTGCCACATTATAGCGGTTCCTCCACCAAGTGTTGGTATCAGTCCGAAGTCCACCAACCGAAGCACTTGTTGCTGCCGGATTCTCAGCTATGATCCCCTGTATTCCGGTCATAGCAGTTGTAGAAGTCCCATCGGTATACAGAAGATCGTTCATACCTTTGGCATAGCCTTCCATCATGTCCTCCATCTTATCCTTGAAAAGATTTACGAGAACAGTCTTGTCTCTGCCAGAAACATTTGAGGTTTCTCCAGTAAGTGCATCACTTACGGAAATGCCGTCATGCTTCAATTCGGTATGGGTAACTTCGATACCAATGTGATGTTCGTGCCATGTATATGAAGCACGTTTGATATGGTCAGGGTTAGAATATGTAACCTGATCAGTGGCTGTGTAGCCAGCCAAAGCGGTTTCATAGACTCCCTTAACCGCAATATCAACGGCTCCCTTACCACCCGGATAGCTCTTGGATGCTTTATCCAAAGCACTAAAGAGTGGCTTGTCTTGTATCGCTTGGCTTAAAACGTCACCACGATTTATATAAAAATCGAGGCTCGCATTCGCCACGTTAGCGAGTTGGTCACTTGTTAGGGCGGCCATATTTTCTCCTTATATTATAGAGAAACTCCGCAAATGTAGTTTTACTGGTTCAGTGACTGCGTTATTGCATCCTTTAAAGAGACAGGCTCCACTACTGGAGTTCCACTAAGTTTACCACCAGTTGCCGTTTTTAGTTGCGTTGGGTGAGGTTGTCTAGACTTAAACCTTTCATTCACAGTTGCATAAGCATCATCAACTAGGCTTAATACATCTGCTTGGGTTTGTGGCTGTCCTCGCTCATTAACCAAAGCAACTACACGATCATTAAATTCTTCTTGTTTTAAACCAAAATCAACATCTTTTGCTAAAGTTGTTTCACCCCAAGTCTGCAAGGCAGAAGACAGCATATCACTCTGAACTGCTGTTTGCTGTTTCATGCCTCTGGCTTGGTCTGCTTTACGCAGGTTTTGTTCCCTTGCCAGTTTTGCTCTTGTTTGGCTCAACTCTTTTGCTGCATCCTCGTCAAGAAAACCATCATCCACTTTTGCTTGGATGTCTTCTGGCAATCTTCTTCCAGTAACCTTGGACACATTTCCTAAGTGGTGGCCAAGCATTTTATAAGCCAATTCTGGATTATTTCTAATCGCAGCCATTATCTTGAATCCCTCAACTGAATCTTTTGCAGTTAAATTATTCTTGCTTATAAAATCCGTTATTTTGGTATACTGTTCTGAATCATTTTGAAGTTTTGCCGTTGTTTCCTTCAGCTCGTTCTTTTCGGCAACGAGTTTCCGAAACCTTGGATGCTTATTAAATGGAACGTCTTTGTAGTCCTCAGATGGTGTTTCTCCTTCGACTTCAATTAGTTCCGTTTCTTCTGGTTCTTCAGCAGTCTCCACTTCTTCCACAACATCTTCCTCCAGAGGCCCAAGTGCATCCTGCACCGCACCCTCCAGAGTTTCTGTGGTTTCTGTTTCAACTTCCGTGACATCTGACGAGGATGTCGTGTCTTCCGCAACGTCTTCTATGGTGGTGGTAGACTCGTCTATAATACTTTCTTCAGAAGCAGGGGACGAGTCTGCTTCCTGTGACTCTTCAGCCATGATACGTCCTTTTTATTATTATGCATTCATCCCAATTTTTGGTGGTTGCCCACCAGAAGAGGGTTTTGGTTGGGGAGCATTATTACCCCCCTGCCCAGCTTGCGCTTCAGGAGGTTGCCCTCCTCTACCCTGCGCTTGGGTCTTCGCACCCTGCATCATGTTTTGTGCAACGATTGAAGGTAGCTTGTCTACGATTGCATCTGCCAAATCCATTTTATCATCAAGGCGTTTTAGCAGTTCCCTTCCAAGGAACTTTGGATCAATACCAGGAATCTGGATCAGGAATGGAATAATTCTTTCAATATTCTGTAGCTCTGCTGCTTTATTTGGTTTGCCTGTTGATCCTGCCTCAATTTCCAAGTAAACTTCATTTAAAACATCTTCCTTTTTAAATTCGGGCCAGACTGCTCCCGGCCCACAAATGGCCATAACCTCATCCTTACTCATTTCCAGCAGCAGTACTTGTCCGGCAGCTCTCGTAATTTCTGTCATAAAGGAGTCAAGATCATCTACATTTGCACCAATTGCAGACATTCTACTACTTTCTGCAATGGAGGTTTCAGTTGCAGTACCTTTTGATATTTGACCAAAATTAGCTTCCTGCTGCCCAACCACTAACTGAACATCATCAAAAATTGTCTTGACTTCATAGAGGTTTGGATCAATACCAATCTGCTTTACAGGTTGAAGAACATCATCCACCTTCTGTCCTGCAACCAATGCCTGTAGTTCCAAAACTGCATTTGCAGGAGGGTCTTTTAGTATATCCTTATCTCCCTGTTCCAGCATTCCTGCCGGAGTTGCATACTTGGGCCTGTTTGCCCTGCGATGCTCTCTCAGTCCCTGTCTTGCCCGGTTGTACTCATGCTGCATTGGAGTAAGCAGTTTTATATCGCTGGGAGGATAGAGCTGGTCTTTGTGTTCAATTTCATTGAATGCCAAGGAGAAAAAGGGCCAGAATGTTTCCAGCTTAATCGGTGGTGCTTCCGGCTCCGTCAGAAAATCATTATATCCATCACAGACAACATAAAGCAGACCAGCATTTTTATCATAAATTTCCCAAACTAGGGCAAGGCCGTCCCTGACGTTATCTGCATTGTGACTGAAATAATTATAACTGGATTGTCCTGCCTTCACTCCAGTTTCGTTACCCTTCATATCGTATGATAAGAATGAATCCTGAACATCAACATCATAAATTTCTTTTATCTCTTCTGTTGATAAGTACATCTCATGTGCCACCCATGATGCTCCAACAAAACCCCGGAGCAGACGGCACATTGGGTCTACTATAATTGAGTCACACTCTGGAAAATCAAAAACCAATCCTTCCTGTATAATTGCCAGAGGCTCTTTTCTCAGTGCTTCAAGAGAGAGCATAAGTTCTTCAATTTCTGCATCATCCTGCTCAATATCTCCCTTTTCCGCTTCATCTGCAATTCTCCTGAGATGATCAACCTGTGCCTGTATATCACTCATTTTAGAGGAAATATCTGGTAGCCTGTCAACGTCCCTCTGGTAGCCAACCTTAACAAATCCAACTGAAGTTGTTATCACTCTACGCACCAGAGCCTTCATCTGGCTCTTGAATGTTGGATGCTGCTCATCCATGAAGTATTTAAAAAGCATCTCAAGGCATTCTGCAACCTTGTCCATCTGCCGATTCTCAACCTTCACTCTTGCATGATCATCAACAATTGCCTTTTGTTGTGCATTAGGTTCCATTCCCTGCATACTTGCCTGTGCAAGTCCTTGGAGTGCCTTCTTCATGGTTTCTTCGTCACCATCCCAGACCTGATGATCCATGCGCTTTCTTCTGGAGGCCACAGGGGTAGGGTTCTTGCTGTAGAGGGCAGAAGTCCTCTGGTGAACATGGCGTTGAAGAATATTGGCAACATACCTTTCATCATCCCAATTTGACCCTGAATATCCCTTAGATACTGCATCCATGTCAACCCTCATCTGCTTGAATGCCTTGGCATGGTACTCTTTTGCGCCCTTCACCCTTTCAATTAACAGGCTTACAAGTGCTTCCCTGCGTAGCGTTGGCTCGTTATCTTCTTCTGCAACAACTTCTACTGCAATTGCCTGTTCAATTTCAATTGCCATTTAAAATCCTGATGCTAGTGATTTTCTATTTCTTGAATCCAAGTCTGACTGCCACCTGACCCAAGCTAGTGTTTTAAATTTTGGTATAAGGTTCTTCCTTGCTGGAGATGATGGTGAATGCAACTGTCCTAACCCCATTCCGATCCATGACAGAGTATCTACAAAATCATCGTGCCGTGCATTTGGAAACTTCAACACCTCATCTACTGCCTTACCGCCCCAAGGACTGACTTTTGGGAAAAAGACCTTCTTCATTGCCATTCTTCCAATAATGCTTTGCGCCCTCTGAACCTTGTTTGCAACTGGCGTAACCTCCTCAATCCTGCAATGGGTGGAAGTTTCATACATTCTTTTCCTCAGAAACGGCCCAATTGCTTTTGTTATGTGACCCTTCTCGGCCCACCATATAAGTGGTTTGTGGCGTTTCATAAACTCTATCATTGCCTTGACAACAACATCTGCTGGCTGTCTTGCCCACCAGCAGTCAACAAGATAAATATCCTCGTTGTCATCAACTCCCACTATCAAGAGGCAAGTTAAATCATGTCTTGTCTTGTCAGTACCAACAGCATGATCAGAAGCAGCATAAATCCGTAAGTTCTGTGGAAGGTTTCTTTTTTCATAATACTGTATATTCTCTCTCTGGAACAAATCCCCATCTTCGGGGCTTGGCTGTTGCTGATACAATGCAGAAAAACCCCTTTGGTCAAGGTTCCTCTGTGCTTCCAGAAAATCCTTATCAAATCTTTCCGGCCAGAGGACTTCACCTTCTTTTCGTTTCAGAGGATCATCTTCTCCGGCAAATGCTGGCAAATTAATAATCTTCCATCTACTGCACTCTTCTTCTGTGAAGCAGGGGTTCATTGGGTCTGTTAGCCTTCCTACCAGATCATCTTCGTGCCAGCGTGTAGACACAAGCACCACCTTTGATCTTTCTGTCATCAGGCGTGTCATAAAGACCTGTGTGAACCATGACCACAAATTTTCCCTAAGAGTTGGGGACATTGCTTCCACGCTGTCTTTAATAGGATCATCAACAATAAGAACATCCCCACCACGACCTGTAATACTGCCACCACGCCCAACAAAGACCGCCATCCCACCATTATCAGTCTGGATTCTGGACTTGGATGCTCCTCCCTGCCGGAACTTGAATTTAGGGAAGACTTGCGAGAATTGTGGCGTTGACATGATTGCACGACAATCCGATCCAAAATCCTGTCCAAAATCTTCATTGTACGTTGCAAAAATAATTGACTTGTATGGGTCTTTCCCCATGAGCCAAGGTATGAATCGTCTTGATACCATCTCTGACTTTCCATGTCTTGGTGGAAGAGTGACAATCAACCTCTTAATTTTCCCTTTTGAAACCTTTTCCAGTGCCAAAGCTATTGCCCTGTGGTGACGGGCATCCTTAAAAATTGACTCCTCTATATTATTCGGGTCTGCAACAGTTG